TGTACATAACCGCCGATAAGGGGCTAGCCTCGGCGCGTATTGAGAATAACTTCTTACCAATGCTAAACCACTCCGGGTTAGCGCATATCATCCGCAGCAGCGACGAGGGTAACAGCCGTAAAACCGGTAAGACGGCGAATCATTTACAATTTGAGGGCGGCGGCTACCTGGTACCGTTCGGCGCGAAGAACGCCGACAAAATGCGCTCGTACTCTATCGCGGTAATGCTTAAGGATGAAATCGACGCCTGGCCCGACACCGTCGGTAAGGACGGGGACCCGGACGCGCTAAGCGACGACCGATGCTCGGCATACTGGGAGCGTCGTAAGATATTCCGAGGGTCGACCCCGCTAATTAAAGGCAAATCGAAAATCGAGTCGTCCTTCCAACGCGGCGACCAGCGAATCTACCGCGTATTGTGTAAGGCCTGCGGATTCCCCCAGGCGCTACGCTGGCATAGCGTAGACAAGGAAACCGGCGTTATCGGCGGCTTTCAATGGGAGACGGATAACGGCGTCCTGGTATTGGAGTCGGTCCGCTATTGCTGCCAGAACTGCGGCGAACCGCACTACGAGCATGATAAGGAGCGGCTATTCTCGGAAGACCACGGGGCGCACTGGCACCCGACGGCCAGGCCGGTAGAGCCCGGTATCCGTTCCTACCACTTGCCCGCGCTTTACTCCCCTATAGGTATGCAGCCCTGGTACAAGTGCGTAAGCGCGTACCTACGTGGCTTTGACCCGGTAGAGCAAAAGGTCCGGGATATCACTAAGTACCAGGTATTTTATAATAATATCCTGGCGGAGCCGTTCGAGATAATGGGCGCTAAAATTCGATTTACCAGCGTATCGGCGCACCGTCGCGCGGTCTATCGTCTCGGCCAGGTGCCGAACGAATACGCAATTAAGAACAGCGGCTCGCCTATCCTGTTCCTTACGTGCCAGGTCGACGTACATAAAAATAACCTGGCCGTATCGGTTATGGGATGGACCCGCGACGCTAAATGCTACGTAGTGGACTATTGGCGCTTTGAAGTCGCAGGGGACGCCGACGACTGCAGCGAATTAAGTAGCCCGGTATGGGGGCGCCTGCGAGAGCTTATCGAGGAAACCGTCTATACGGCCGACAACGGCCAGAAGTACCGCTTAGCCCTTACGCTAATCGACGCCGGCTACGCTAACGACACCGTTACCAATTTCTGCGCGGATTATGCCGCCGGCGTCTACCCTATCCTGGGCCGAGACCGCCCAGCGAAAAACCAAACTATTAAGGAGTTCGCGGAGTTTAAAACCCAGTCTGGAACCGTCGGGTACCGAATCCTAGTAGACCATTATAAGGACCGCTTAGCGCCTGTACTCCGCCGGGAGTGGACGGAGGAAGCGGGAGAGCAGAAGGCGTACCACTTTAACGCCCCCGTGGATATTTCGGATAAGCAGCTTAAGGAGCTTACCGTCGAGACCAGGCGCGAGAAGCAGGACGATAAGGGTAATACGGTCTACTACTGGCACCGGCCGGGTAACGCTCGTAACGAATTATGGGACCTGTTATGCTACGGCCACGCAGGCGTAGAAATACTGGCCTGGACTATTTGTATCCAGCATTTCGAATTAAAAACGGTAGACTGGCCGACTTTTTGGGAGTATGCCGAAAGCCCGGACACGGACGACATATTCGGACGGGTTGCTTAGCTGTATCTAGTGTGTATAATCGGCTCATGGATACGAACGAATTTATACAAAAGGCTAAAGTGGTTCACGGCGAAAAGTTTGACTACTCGGCTACTGAGTACACGCGAGCGCACAACCACGTAACGATTATATGCCGAGAGCACGGACCTTTTAGGCAGAAAGCGTACTCGCATCTTAACGGGCGCGGGTGCGGCGCGTGCTCCCGAACTAAAAGGCATACTACAGAAACTTTTATCGAAGCCGCTACTAAGGTGCACGGGGGTAGGTACGACTACAGCGCGGCAAAATACGTAAACAATAAAACAAAAATAGCTATAATTTGCGGAGAGCATGGGGTATTTTACCAAGTGCCTAATTCTCATTTAATTGGGCGCGGGTGCGTGAAGTGTGCTAAAACTGCGTATAAGAAAGACCGGACCGGAAACGTATACCTACTTATGAGCGAATGCGGCCGGTATATGAAAATAGGCATAACAAACAACCCTAAGCAAAGATTTTCAGAGCTTAGAAGTAAATCGCCTTTCGGCTTCGTAGTGTTGGCAGTGTACCCGATGCGCGGAGAATTCGCGCCAATAATAGAGCGCGGGATACATGAGCTAGGGGAGAGTGCGAAACTTAGCGGATTCGGCGGCGCTACGGAATGGTTTAACTATAGCTTAAATTTAGAGTATACTTTGCACAAGGCTGCAGAGCAATTAGGAATTAACGTATGAACACGCAGGAATTTTTACAGGAGCGTATAGCCGCTACGCAGACGCAGATTATAGCGTATGAAACGGCCGTTGACACTCTTGTAAGCGGCGGAGTTCAGAGCTACGTACTGGATACGGGCCAGTCTCGACAGTCCGTTACGAAATTAGACTTAAAAACTTTGCAAGATAAAATCGACTCGCTCTATAACCGACTGGCTACGCTCGAAGCGCGCCTTAACGGGAGCGGGACGGTAACAGCGAGGCCCGCATGGTAAGCCTTAACCCTCTTAACTGGTTCCGCAGTAATAACGCGGAGACCCCCGATAACGTGTCGGCCGTCGACGACCTGGACCCGTTCGCGTATTCGGGGCAGACGGCTTTCGCTCCCTGGGAAAATTCTATCTACGACGGCGGTAAATTCTTCGGCGGTTTCGGGGCCACCCAGATACAGCACGTAGACTACTGGACGCTTCGCGCCAGGTCCGCCCAGCTATTTAACGAAAACTTATATGCCCGCGGCCTTATCCGCCGCCTTGTTACTAACGAGATTAACACCGGCCTAACGCCAGAGGCCGCGCCGGACGAGCAAGTTATCGGCGTAGCAGAAGATAGCCTTAACGACTGGACCGAGACGGTAGAGACTCGTTTCGGAATCTGGGGGAAAACTCCGGAGCTTTGCGACTGGAAGCATACGTCGACATTCGGGGCTATTCAGCGGGCAGCCAGAGCGGAAGCGCTAATTAGCGGCGACGTCCTGGTCGTACTTCGACAGTCGCAGCGTACTAAGCTCCCTATGGTGCAGCTCGTTAGCGGTAATAAAGTCCAGACGCCACTAGGCGACCAGGTTAATTTACGTAAAGGCCACGTTATCCGCCACGGCGTCGAATTTGACGCGACGGGCAGAGTAGCGGCCCACTGGGTAAAACAGGACGACGGAAGCTCGAAGCGCATACCCGCATACGGGGAGAAGTCCGGGCGCCGCATATCCTGGCTAGTATTCGGAACCGATAAACGCCTCGACGACGTTCGCGGGCAGCCGTTGTTATCCCTGGTACTGCAGTCCCTTAAAGAAATCGACCGGTACCGCGACAGCGCGCAGCGTAAAGCGGTAATTAACTCCGTGCTCGCTATGTTTATCGAGAAGACGGAAGACAAAGCCGGGACGCTACCAGTAACTGGAGGCGCGGTCCGTCGTGATAAAGCGACAACGACCGATAGCGACGGGAAGAAACGCTCGTTTAATATCGCTAACCAGATACCCGGCTTAGTAATGGAAGAACTACAGACCGGAGAGAAACCGGTCGGATTCCATAGCCAGGGTACCGACGTTAACTTCGGCACGTTCGAAGAAGCGATTATCCAGGCCGTAGCGTGGGCGAACGAGATACCGCCGGAGATTCTACGCTTAGCTTTCTCGAATAATTACTCCGCCAGCCAGGCCGCTATTAACGAATTCAAAATTTACCTTAACAAAGTATGGGCCGATTGGGGCGAGACTTTTTGCTCGCCTATATACGTCGAATGGCTGCTTAGTGAAACGCTACTGCAGAAGATAAGCGCCCCTAGCCTATTAGAATCCTGGCGCAACCCGCAAAAATACGACGTATTCGGCGCGTGGGTTTCGGTCGACTGGTACGGCTCGATTAAGCCGTCTACGGATATGCTTAAACAGGCTAAAGGCTCTAAATTGCTGGTGGCCGAGGGCTGGTCGACTAACGCCCGCGAAGCGCGCATTACGACCGGGACGAAATTCTCTAAAAATATTAAGCGCCTTAAGCGCGAAAACGAGCAGAAAGTCGAGGCCGCGCGCCCGCTCGCAGAGTTCCGTAAGGAGTTCGGCGACGACGTAGCCCAGGAAGCTATTAGCGCCCTGGAAGAAGCTAGCGAAGCAGTGGTCCAGCTCGTAGAAGAAGGAGCGGCAGGAAATGGCGGCTAGTATTGACTTCCAGAATTTATACGCGGATATATCCGCCGAACTGGGCCGGACGCTAACGCTTAAAGGCGTCGAGTTCGAATTCGAATGGTACGAGCCAGTAGTCGCGGCGACTAATGGTAAAGTTTATTTACGGGTAACTACTCCGGCGAATAAATACACCTTGGTAAGTTTTCGCGAAATCCGCCACGACCAGGAGCGGGGTTTTTACCGGCAATACCTAACCTTTTCTGGCGGTACAGTATCGCGCACTATCGACCCGGTTAAATTACGGGGGGATTCCACGGTAAACAGCGAGGCGACCTTCGAAGTTATAACCGCCTCCGATCGTGACTGGGAAAC